CATATATTTAACAAAAGTATTATTATGTAAGTAAGATAATTATCCAAGAAAATTTCGAATAATTAAAAAACATTTCTAGAAATGAAAATACATAGTTATATTTTATTAAAATTTGTTGGGAAATTTTAACTAAAAATAAGAACGTAAGTTCTTGCAACAGGGGGATAGTAATATGGAAAATGAAAAAGACAAACTCATCTTATCTTTAATTGAGTTGAAAATAAAGGATGAAGAAGATTATGAACTCTTTGCAAAAATGATTAAAGAAATTTATGAAAAAAATATAAGGGATGAAGGTATATATATTTATTAAAAATAAAAATACATTGACTTTATGCCAATGTATTTTTATCTTATGCATTATTTAGTGCTATTATTTGTTTTAACTTAGCAAACCCGACAAAGCTTAAAACTAAAGATGGAATAACAAACATTAAATATAATGGGAATACTACACCAGCTACCGTATAAAGTATAGCACCAGTTAAAGCAAACCCTCTTTTGTTTCCAAAGTAGCCAAGCCAATTAAAAATAGTTGCTAATACTACTAGAATCATATGTGGCATTACTAATGCAGTAGCTATAGCTCCACCTATTGCTGTAGCAACATCACCTTCTCCACCAACACCAGCAAAGTAGGTAACAACATAAATAGAGTATAATGTACCTATAATTGCAGAAATTAATAGCAGTTTAGAACGTTTTGGTTTCATAATTTTATCACCCTCTTTATCCATATCTATCTAAAATACTCTTTTAATATATTTATTTCTACAGTTATTTCTATTTTCCTTCTTATTTTTCATGTAAAATAGCAAAAAACATTGATTAGTTATATCAATGTCTTTGCTATTTATGTTTACTTATTAGAGAATCAAGTATCTTTAATACTGCATCTCTATCTTCCTTATCTAATTTATATATAATATCAACTAATTCTTTTACTTCTTTATCTTCTTCATTTGAAATATTTTTGTTTCTACCTAATAAATAATCTGTAGATACATCAAAAAAATCGGCTATTTTATTTAGTGTCACTTTATCAGGAAACCTATTATTAGTTTCATATTTTGATAACGCTGAATAGCTTATATTTATTTTATTTGAAAGTTCTTCTCTGCTCAAATTCATATTTTCTCTTAATTGTTTTATTCTATCTCCAAAATCCAATTCAATCACCTCACTTAAAAAAAGTTTAGCACATAATGTCCAAAAAAAATAAAAAAGAGACGAAATGTCTAAATTACTTGAAATGCAAGCTACATATTATGCAAAGATAGAGAATGAAAGAAGAAATCCAAGCTATAATTTTCTTTGCAAATTTAAAAAAGCATTTCCAAATGAGAGTATAGATGACCTTTTTTTTAATAATAAAATGGACTAAACGTCTAATTGATAACTTATATTTTATTATACAGAAAAGAAGGTGAAAATTAAATGTTATATCAATACTAAAATACTTATCAATTAGGTAGAGAGAATACTGATTTAATACAAAAATAAAAAAGGATACTTATTAATTATAAGCACCTTCAAATGAATTATAAAGTTTGCAATTATTCAGTAAACTCAACAAATGTTAATTAATATCAATATCCAAATCTTTGAAAAAAGAGTGATTAAAAAAATCAATAATTGTTATATCTAAAGCATCGCAAAGTTTTTTTATTGTACATATACCAGGGTTTTTACTTTTACCTTTTAAAATACTATCTATTGTAGATTGAGTAACACCTGCCATTGTACATAATTTATTTACTGTAATGTCATTTTCTTGACATAATCCTAATATTCGTTTGGATACTGCTGTTAATAAAGACATAATAAACCTCCATATATAACGTGAAATCGTTTAAATAAATAATAACACATTTTTTTAAAAATAATTAACGATATAACGTTGACAATGTTAAAAGAAGGGTTTATAATAAAAATATATTAATGATATATAGTTAATAAAAGAAAAGAGGTGAGGCTAATGTGTATAGGTCATAAGCTCAAATATTATAGAAAAAGTAACTCTCTATCTCAAATTGAATTAAGTAAAAAAACTGGCATAGCACAAACAACAATTAGCGACTTAGAAAAAAATAAATATAATCCTAGAATAGATGTTTTATGTAAACTTACAAAAGCATTAGGTATAGAAATAACAGATTTAATTAATTAAATTATTTTATAAATTAATTATAAGATGAAATGGAGGAAAACTGAATGTCATATCAATACCAAAATATATACCAAATTAGCAGAGAAAATACTGGTCTTACACAAGAAAAAGCATCAGAGTTACTAGATATATCAGTAGAGAGTTTAAGAGCATACGAGAACGACAAGAGGATACCAAAAAATCAAATAGTAGCAAAGATGGTTTCTATTTATAATAATAATTTACTGGGCTATGAGCATGTGAGAAGGACTACAGAAGCAGGAGTAATGTTCTTACCAAAGCTAGAAATGAAAAGTCTTTCAAGTATAACTTTGAAATTACATAAAGAAATCAAAGATTATCTAAAAAAAGAAGATGATTTCATAGACATAGTTGAAGATGATGTAATAGATGAAGATGAGGAAGAAGTTTGGAATGATGTTATGGAAAAGTTAGAAGGTATATATGAAGCTATTTTAAAATTAAAACTTTCAAGAAATACAAAAATATCAAAGGAGGTATAGGATATGAATGACTTAACAATAATCAATCAAAATAATCAGTTCTTAGTTGAGAGTAGAGAAGTAGCAGAATTAATAGAAAAGAAGCATGATAATTTGTTAAGAGATATAAGAGGATACAAGAAGATTTTAGAGGACTCATCAAATTTGAAGAGTCAAGATTTCTTCATAGAAAGTACTTATATAAATACTCAAAATAAAATTCAACCTTGCTACTTATTAACTAAAAAAGGTTGTGACATGGTAGCTAATAAAATGACAGGTGAAAAGGGAATTATATTTACAGCAATTTATGTAACTAAGTTTGAAGAAATGGAGCAAGAGTTAAAAAAACAACAACCTAAACTACCAACTACATATAAAGAAGCATTGCAACAGTTATTAATAGAAGTTGAAGAAAAAGAACAATTACAATTAGAAAATCAAGAAAAAGATAAGGTAATTCAGTTACAGCAACCAAAAGTACTGTTTGCTGATTCGGTAGCATCTTCTGACAATTCAATCCTAGTTGGAGAATTAGCAAAGTTGCTTAGACAGAATGGAATTGATACAGGACAAAATAGATTATTTGACTGGTTAAGAAATAATGGTTACTTAATAAAACGCAAAGGTGAGGATTACAATACACCAACTCAAAAAAGTGTAGATTTAGGAGTTATAGAAATAAAAGAAGGTACAAGAGTACATCCAGATGGTCATACAAGTATTACTAAAACACCTAAGATTACTGGTAAGGGACAAATATACTTTATTAATAAGTTTAAAAAGAACAATCAAATATCAATGTTAGGTTAAATAACATTAGCACCTTGAAAACTAAATACAGAATATTTTGAAAAGGAAGTGACTACATGAGTAATAAAAAGAAATATACTTTAACTATTACAGAAGAATTATATAATAAGTGCAAAGAAAAAGCTAATCAAAAAGGTATGTCAGTAAATGAGTACATACTATCAGTGATTAGCAAGAATTTAAAAAATATTTAATTTTTATTAACTTAAACATTAATTTTGCCATTTATTTTTTCATAACTTTCAACATGTTTTTTAATTAATTGTTCTATTTCTTTGTTGGCAGAACGACCTTCACTTTCAGCTATATACTTGATTTTTTCAAGTAAATTGTTATCTATTCTAAGTGTGTATCTAGGTAATTTTGATGGCATAAATATAGCACCTTCCTTAAGTCTAAATTATGTCACTATTATATCATAAAAATAAAAATCCTATTTCTAGGACTCTTGTTGATTATGTTTTTCTTGGATTTTCAAAAGTTCCTGAATTTGTTTTTCTATAAAGATTTTATATTCATTATCTAATTGTTCATACTTGTCAGCTATTAATTTAGTTAAATCATTATAACTTTTTAGACCATCTAAACTGTTATCATCATCATTAATTAGCCAATCTTTATCTACATTATGGGTTAGAGAAACACAATTAATGAACATTTGAGTTGGTTTTACATTATTTAACTCAAGATTTGCAATGTTAGCTCTTGAAACTCCAATAGTTTTAGCGAAATCGCTTTGTGTTAAACCTTTTGTGGTTCTTATTAATTTAAGTTTTTCAGCAAAATTCATTTTTACACCCCCTAAAAATATAATATCACGACCAAATGTTTATGTCAATACAAAATGATGTTAAACAAACAAGAAAAGCTTGAAAAGAATATATAAAAGTATTGACACAAACAAAAATAGGTGTTAATATGTACTTATACAAACAAAATAACGGGAAAAATGTATTTGTACAAACAATGATAAGAGGTGAAGTAAATGAAAAAAAATATGAATGAATCAATTAAAACAGGTACAGAAATAGGTATATTAGCTTCGGAATTAGAACCAATATACCAAGCATATATATTAAATTCTATCAATAATTTTTTATTCGCTCAAAAAACACAAAATTCAAAACTAAAAAATAAAAACAGAATGGAGGATACTGAAAATGAAAAATAATTTACAAATATTTAAAAATTATAATTTCGGAGAGATAAGAACTATCGAAATTGATGGTAAACCGTATTTTGTAGCAACAGACATAGCAAAAGTTCTTGGTTACTCTAATACTAGGGATGCAGTTAAGAAACATTGTAAGTGGGTAGCGAAACACGACATACCCCATCCACAAAGTAATTCTAAGGTTTTAAAGGTAAATGTTATACCAGAAGGCGATATGTATAGACTTATCTCTAACAGCGAATTACCAAATGCAGAAAAATTCGAGCGTTGGGTATTTGACGAAGTGCTTCCAAGTATAAGAGAAACAGGTGAATATAAATTACAACAAAATGTAATAACAGAACTTACAGGAACAATAAAAGAATATAAAAAGTTGTGTAAGATAACATGCTCTAAGAAACAA